AGAATGGTCGTGCAAGGTAAACCGATGCTGTTGCCCATTTAGCTTAACGAGAAACGCCTGCATCTCTTGGCGGTTATCACCAGACAGGTTTCTAAACTGCAAACTGGCCCTCCATAAAGAACCTTTGCGGGAGGTGGTCTGGACAGCGTTAGTCAGGGGAGACTGGAACGTGCGAGTATTAGAAACAAGCTCAAACGTGTTAGTCGTTGGGGTGATGCTTGGGAAGGTGAAAGTGGTCATTACGCAAATCTTCCCCGTCTCATGAGATCCTGAATGGTCATTATAGTCTGTTGTGATGTCTGGGCCATAGCAGATTTGATCTTCTGTTCCACGTCGGCACCAGAGCCTCTAGCGTCAACGTTATTGATGACGGTCACTCCGCTAGCCCCACCCTTGCTATGGTCAATCACCGTTTCATTGGGGTGGATCATAGCCATGCGTCCACCCTTACCATCTAACCCACCAGCTCTAGCTCCATGCCCGGTAAAGCCACCACCCTCGAAGCTCTGAGCTTTGATTTGAGCGACGTTAGCTAATCCAGTAGTTAGCGCGATGCCTGCCATGACTTGAGGTATAGGGGGAGGGAGTTTCAATGCCAAAGCGTTGTTGACAGCCTCAAAAGTGCTTATGGTTGCAGCAGCTATGCCAAATGCTTTCTGGATACGAAACATCTTCTTGCTTCCAGTATCCATTGAAGCGAATTGTTTAGTCATAGATAAAGCCGTTGCCTTATCTTGTTCTTTCTGTCTCGCAAGGTTTTCCGCTTTCCGTTTAGCCTCAGCCGCTTGCGCTTTTTGTCTTTGCTGCTCCAGCTTTTCTTCTGCTAGCCTAGTTCGTTCAGCATCATTAGCCAAGATGAGCGCAACTGCTTGTGAATCTTCGCCAAGGCCTAGTAAAGAAGCTCTATAAAGCTCTAATGCAACCTGCCCACCAGACAATCGGATATGCTCTTCAAGCAACTTGCCGTTAATTTGGTCTATAGCTGAGGCGGTTCTTTTCGCTGCGGCCTCTTCCGCCGCCGCTTCTTTCTCAGTCTTCTCAATGTTTGCTTGCTTACTAGCCAACATCTGCACAAGCGCGATATAGCGCTCTTTCTGCGCATCAGTACCCGCCATTGTTGCTAAGGTTTGACGAGCCTGCTGAACTTCATCTAAGCCAAGCAAGGCTATCTCGTCTTCAAGACCCTTATTCAAAGCAGTAAGTTCAGGGTTAAGGCCCCTATACTCGTCCTTCATTGCTGCAATTTGAGGCGTTGCGGACTGTAACTGCGCCTCTAATTTTTTGATTTGATCTTCTAGTTCAGCGGTCGGATCTTCTTGAACGGCCCTACTCCGACCACCCGTTCTTTCTTCCTCCACTCGCAATTGAGCTTTTGCTTCTTCAAGTTGATTCGTAAGACGGATCTGATCTGTTAACACTTCCTTCAGTTCAGTCCTGAGCGCGGCTTTAGCTTGCTCTCTAAGAGCGCCATCTAACTCAGAAATAGAACCAGCAGCTTCAAGAGCATCGTCTCTGAACTTTTGTAAGGCCGTACTGCCGCCAGTCAGCGCGTTTATTACTGGGCCAGACAAGGCGGCTCCGACAGCAAGAAGACCACCAAGCATTGCGCCTTTAGGCCCAAACAAAGCTGCAACCTGAGAACCCTGCTGACCAAACACGATCATCGCGTCAGTGCCCATCTGAAGCTGAACTGCAACGTCCTGAATCTGATGCCCTAACTGCCCCGCTCCACCACGCATCAAACGCATCTGACCATTCAAGTCCCTACCGGCCTTGTTAGTCTGATTGATCTTGGTGTTTATCTGCTGAAGAGGCTTGGAGACTTTATCGTCTACTCTTGCTCTTAATAGAATGTCAGCGGGTGTCGCCATTCACCATCTCCTGCTTGATGCGGTAATAAGTGAACCAGTGGTTAAACTCGTTCACAGTCATGTCCATAATCACCGAGAGAGGTTGACCAAGGCGACTGGCAAGCTCGAACATTAAGAACAAGTCAGTCGGCTCCCCTTGATCGTCAATCAGTTTTTTTCACGTTCCTCTTCGTCATCACCTTGTATGCCCAAAGCAAAATTGCCAAGGCGAATAACGATGTCTGGGTCAACGCTCGTCTTGAGTTTAACCTTGTCCTCTAACGTGAAAACAGCCTCCCCCTGCTCATCGGTTAGACCGAATATGCAGGCATACACCAAGTATTCATAAGTGTCTCCATCGGATCGTTTCGCTAAACGAGCCTTACCATCAAGAGACATATTCTTGGCGTAAACAGTGGTTTCCCACTCAGGAACATTCGTGCTTCTTATTTCGCGGCTACTAAAATGAGCAACCGCTTGGTCTATTAATCCTGCCATTACACAGTGTCCGTACTCAGCGCACCATTACCTTCGACAGTGATAGACATTTCAATCATGCCGTCAAACGTGACGTTTCGGCTTACGCCGGTAACAATGCAGGCACCATAATAATAAGTGTCACCTGCGTCCGTTCCTTCTGGGTAGAACCGAAGATCAGCGACTTCTGTGCCAACACCTAAAGCAACCTGCCCAGAGGTATCATTTTCATCCCAGTAGCACTCTACCGAACCATCCCAAGATGTCAGGGTGGCCTTCCGCGTTCTAGCGGTATCACCCATAGTAGTGTCTTCCACGGTATCTGCGGATTCGTTGATGTTGAAAGACCTCAACTCACCAACGGGATCGGTAGCACCAACCCGGATAGTTCCGTCTTTTCCAGTATGCGTAGCCATATTTAATCCTCCAAGGATTCGTCAGTTTCTTCCGCTTCTGCGGGGGTTTCATCATCAGCAGCGTCCACCCGAACCCAGCCTTTTGATTCCAAGTAAGCAACTCGATCTTGAGTAACTCTGATAAGCGCTTCGTTATATTTCATGTCAATCATGCTAAACCGCCGTTGTAGGGTCGTTTTCTTTAGTCGCATATACCACTTCAACACGAAGAGTAGCTCTTGCTACAGGTTGATCCCCGTCGCCAGAGAACTCCGAGTCCATAGAAGTGACCTTCGTATCCTTTGCGTACCCACCCCTCGTTAAGTCAGTGTAAAGGGCTACCTCAACCTCTGAACATATAGTATCCAAGGAGTCATCGTAATTCGTGTTGCCTCGTACATACGCTTCAACATTTACTGAAAGCTGGCGCATGACCGTTCTAGGCAGACCTGTTGTCGTGTACTCAGAACTCTCGTCCATCGTGTACAACGCCAGCCCCGGCAAGTTGTCTGCTGCTATCGGATAAACCCGGCTAACAAACACGCGAGAACCAGTCGTAGTCAAACCAGTGAGCGTGGTTTCGATGTTCTCTCTAATCAACTGCCGTACATGCGCCATTAGTTTTTACTCACCATTAGCTCTGTCATCCCCGTACCATCAGCCATAACAATGTTGACTGTATAGGTATTACCTTCGTAAGAGACAGAATCCCCCTCCGCTGCCGTTGATATGTCTGCCGTTCTCATAAGCAATCTAGGACGGCTAACAGCAAACGCAACCGTTCCCCCCGCCTCAACGCCTTCATAATCGTTATCAACGATAGCTTTATATGTGACCGCAGAACCACCTTGGAGCGTGTAAGACACGTCTATTCCAAAGTCGGTCAGCATTAACAACCTGTCATCCGCAGTCTCTACAGCCATTAGTCAGACTTCTTCCGATACCGTCTTCGAGGCTTGTCATCCCCTAGACCAATAGAGCGATCCTCTGTCTTTTCAGGCTCGGCATACGGAACAATCCGCTCAATGCCCAACAATCCTTTTACATCTGCTTCGTCGAAATCTTTGCCAGACTCAACGATGTCACCAACGTTCCATGTGGAACCTTTGATGACGCAACGCTTCTTTACTTCGTACTTCATATCACCTCCAAGGAAGACCCCCCACCCGAAGGTGAGGGGCTTCGTCAGCTTTATGCGCCGTCGTTACCGAATGCGAAGCTCACTGCGTGACGTACCGCTACGTCTACAGATTGCAATGCAACGACTCGGACTGTGCCGCTGGTGCTGTTGCTGTATGGGTCAACAACGATGTCCAATCCACCGAACATGCCGATGAGTAGGTCACTGAAGTTACCGAAGTACAGGTTTCCAGCAGTAGCTTGGTTGGACACGATGCCTTGATAACCGTTGATTGTGCCGCCCGGCTCAACTACGAATTGAGCAGTGTTGGTGGCCTTCTCAGTGGTCTTCAACGCGCCGTACATGCTTGCAGGCAAGATGTATGACAGGTTGCCCATCAGAGCATTGTCTTCTGCTACAGCAGTTTCCAGCGTAACTACTTCGGCAAACGTCGGGTTTGCAGCAGCGAAGTTGGTTACTTGGTTAACGCCAGTAGTGTTCAAGATGCCTTCTGGGTTGCCTGAAGTGCCAGAACCTTCCAAGCCAGCCTTGTCAATCGCGGTAGCGATAGATTGAGCCAGATCGTCACGGATCAGAGCTTCAACATCCAAAGAACTTTGAATGAGCAACTGACGAGTAACGTCGGTGAATGCACCCAAAGTCTTAGGAGCCATGCTTACGTTACCAATGGTCATTTCAGACTCAGCGGCAGCCGTACCTTCACCGTTAACAAAAGCAGCGGTAGAAGCAGCGGTCTTCTTGGGGATCTTAACGTCACCAGAAAGACCACCCAGCATACGAGCACCAGCCTGCATTACGCTTGAAGCGTTACGCAGAGCGTCGATGAACTCTTCGCCTTTGAAGTCTTCAGCGATCAGATCGCCATCGGAGCCAGCAGACATATCGCGCTTCCAGTTACGCAGAACTTCAGCAGGCAACATGATGCCTTGAGCGGTCACACCGTACTGCTGTGCAGCAGATCGTGATGCCTCAAACTCAAAAGCAGCAGCTTCTTGAGCGCGTCGGTCAGTTGGGTTAGCCAAAGCATGAATGGCACGCATCAAGCTGAACTTCTGAATCTCTTTTGGAGTCAGGCCAACTTCTTGGTCTTCCAGAGCGCGGGTGCTGCCGATTTCTTCTAGCAACTGGCCTCGGAACTCTTCGATGCTGACGCCATCAGCGATAGCGCGTTGAGCCATTTCTGACTTGTTGTGGCGGGAGCCAAGCTCAACGATTTGAGCGGCATTCTTTTGAGCGGCTTGACGGGCTTGTGCCTCAACCGCTTGTATATCAACTTCTGACATAGTTTTCTCCATATTGTCAGTTACGATCACTGGTTGTTGCGAAGGCTCGATAGACCGCCCCACGCCAACTGTCACATCAGCGGGGATTGATACTAAACTTGCTTCGTGGATACGGAACTTCTTTACCACATAAGTGTCCTTGTCCTTCCGCTCCATTTTTTGTACCGAATAACCAATGCTTACATTAGCTTTGATACCATCGGTAACATCATCGAAAGCCTCTCTAGCAAGTGCGCCTTTTCCAAAACGCACCGTCGCCCGGAGTCGCCGGGCCGAGCCATCAAGACTTACAGATTCAATAACACCCACCTGCTTCTCAGGATCATGGTCTAACAACAGTGGGGCGCGTCCAGACTTCAGGAATGACAAGTCAATCGCTTCATCTGAATGTTCTAATACTTCCATGCCGAATGATCGCATAACCGGCTCTTCGCTTGAGATAGCCATGCGAACAGTTCGCTTTTCGTCGTCTATAGGCGACATCTCCATCGCCATAGCGCGAGTCATATTTGGCTCGGTGGCGCGGTCTTCCTCGCTATAAGTGCTCTCTTCGACTACTTCTTCAACCTCTTCAACGACCTCCTCAGTCGCCTCATCAAGCTCTTCCATCTCATCTTTGGAGAACTCAACGATGTAGGAATCATCGGTTTCTTCGACGTTCTTAATATGCCTTTCTGAATCCATAGTAATTTCTTCAGTTTCATCTGTAAGATGTTGATTTTCCAAGATTTTGTCCATCGTGTCACTCCATTTCTTGTCACTTTCTGAATCAAAACCTCTATCATCAGAACTTAGTGGATGGCCTTTAGGTAGTAGGTCAGTGTCATGCTTCCCGCCACGGAACTTACCGTTACGCAAAACGTATAAAAATGAATTGACGCGAGCATAAGCCCACTGCTCAGGACTCTTTACCGTCGGTCGAACAGACCCCGGATTAGTTTTATAAGCTCCCACACCACGTCTAAAAACTGCTGATAAAGTCCTAAGATTAGTTCGCTTAGTTTCGACATCCCCAACCTCCTCGTTGTGATCCTCGACCTTCTTCTGCAAGCCTTTCTTCACTGAACCAGAAATGGCTGCTCTATCTTCAGCCTCATCAGCCGCTTCAACCTGCCTCCTGACTCGTCTAGCTACTGCAAATCCGGCACTCCCACCCCATAGCGCCCAAGCGATTCGCCCTGCTGATGGATAACCCTCCTCTCCCGGACGGAACCCTTCAGCCTTCTTATCGACTTCGTGTCGAGAGAAGAACGAATACATGCGCTTCATCGTGTCGATAGATAGCTCTTTGCGGTTAGATATATCCCGCGCCCTAGCAACACCAACCTCTGTCCCGCCCCTGCCGAATTCTTTGCGCCACTCAAGCCCCCCTTGGCTTCTCGAACCATCGCCTCTGTTGGCTTGGTATTTATGTCTCTGCCCTTATAAGTCGCCATCAGAGTCTCCAGCTATCTCGGCTTCTACCGGCAATATCTGGCCTGCATACGGCTCTAAAGCGTATTGAACGCCAAATTGTTCCATCAGCGCCTTATCACGCTGGATCTGAGCAAGCAGTTCTTCAGTGTCCTTGCCATAGTTGTTGGCAACATCTTGCAGGCTCAGAATGCCGTTCTTTAGACCCAGAACAGCCGCAGTCATCTCTTTTTGCGGGTCTACCCAGCTCCAAGCCCTACCACGGAACTCGCTCTTACTAGCGAACCTGTCGTATTCCCGCAGAGGAACAATAATCGCCCCCATTTCCATGCTTGATGCAAGCCAAGCCTCATAAACACGACGGATAAAGCTGTCGATCATGAAGGTTTGAAGGTTTTTGTATGCGTCACGCTCTTCTAATGCACCTTGCCGAATGCTTGAATAACTGGTTGCCTCTAAATCATTCGATAGGGACGTGTAGGAGGCTCCCTCAAGGCCGCTTGCGATACCCTTTAGGATTGCCTTATGGAAGCTATCAAACTCGCTAGAGGGGTACTGAGGGTCAAATGCGGTGAAGTCCACGCCATTTGGTAGCTGGTGAAAAGTGCCCGGCTCCGCATCCATGATTGGAACATTGCCATCAAGGTCATCAGCAACGAATCCATCGCCAGCGGGAGAGGTGAAGAAGCCCATCTTAGAGGCTCCAACACGAGCATTCACGACAGCAGCTTCCCGCAACGCGCCTAATTGCTTCAATCCAGCCATTGAAGGGGCCATCCAAGGCTCCCCTCTCGTCTGTCCTGCTCGTAACTGCTTGAAAATATGCAACATTTTCTCAGCAGGGATACGAATGTGCTTTGGACTCTTTGACATCGAGGTGAAGTCATAGTCACCCGGATGGTAGGAGAGCATGTGGTAAGCGACTGGCCGCTTAAACTTGTCAATCTCAACACCCATACGGACTTCATTGCCGTTCTTTAGGTATTCAGAGAACTCCACGTCGATTCGATCAGGCTCAATCAACTGAAGGCTGAATGAGTCCTTAAACTCTGCGCTGCGATGCAAGATGACAAACGCTTCGCCGTCACGAGCGATTGATTCAATGACCATCTTTTGCACATCAACCCAAGATAGCTTGCCGTCTACAGTGCAATTGCCGTATTTGCCCCAATTCCTCCATTGGTCTTCAACAGCTTGGTTGCCAGACTCGTCCAGCTTCCCGCCAGACGCTAAGGCTTTGACTTGAAGGGTGAAACCACGATCCCCGACCACATTGTTCTTCAGGAGGGTGAGGTATCGCTTCGCATATTCGTTATTTCTGGCTAAATCACGAGAGCGAGAGCGTAAACGGGTCAATGCAGGCTTTAGTTCACT